AAGGGTCTCGATGGATGCCGACCGATTAGTGTCGACCATCGTGACGCTCTCAACACCCGTGGTGTTGAGTAGCACCCATGCGAACACGAGATAGTTAGACGGGATGAGAGGCTGTTGCGGGTCGGGCCCGACCACGCCGTTCACCGTCTGAATGTTCGCGTGCCGTGAGGAGATGGTGGGCGTCACACGAGCTTCAGTCGCGCGCGTCTGCGCGTCGATAACGAACGTGCGCGGTTCAGTCTGCGTCAGAATTTCTGAGCCAGACGCAACCAAGCCAACGTATCGTTTACCGACGGTCGGCAGCACGCCAATGAAATCGACTTCGGTGCCACCTTCGTCAGCATTGAAGTAGACTTTGCCATCGGCATCGAACAGTCGACCAGGACCAACGACAACTTTTGTCGTTGCCGTGATGGTCGCTGCGAAGCCGGTGTACTTAAAACCGGGTCCGATGTCATCGACCAAGTGATCAATGCTGTCGCGAGGAAACTGCCCAAAATTATTTGCGTCTTGAGTAGTCGCCTGTTGATGCTCTGAAATTACGACTTTATTTTCCATGGCTTCGTCTCTCCTCAGAGATTATTGGGGACCCAGTCGGCGGCGGTCGTATCCTCAGTGATAACGTCGGCCGACCTGACCGGACGCCAAGGATCGAACTGGCATAGTGCTTTGTCGCGCAGTGACTTCGCAGCGACCACGGCACGACAAGCGCGGTCTATATGTTCAAGGTTCGTGGACGACCAGAACATGTCGTCCCAACTACTATCGACACCCCACCAGCTTTCGGTTGCTGCTTCGAACGTATGGAGGTCGATAAGAAGCTCCATGGTGTGCCGCGGGAAACCCCAGCGATCCACATCCCAGAACGATGTGCCAATTGACATCGGCGTAGCGATATCAGGGTCTAACAGATAGATGCGATCTGCCAACATCAGAGCAGCGTTGTCACTCTCCCAGAAGTCCACACCCCATGCTCCATCATCGTAGTGAAGGCGGGGGCCCACTTCACCAATATCTGAATTGCGCTCGTAGGTGACATTGATCGGCGTCTGCGATGGCCGCACAGATGATAGATGCAGTTGCGTCGAGAGTTCATCGAATGCGCGGTCGAGCTTCACGCTGTAGAGCTGAGGTTTGATCTCCTCACTACTGACGAAATTGCCGCTGCTCCCATCGCCGGGGGAACCCCAAAAATCTTCACCCCAGAAGAACCCACTATCACTTACACCAGTGACGCTGATCTCTTCATAATCCACAGTCTGCCGTGTCGCAGTGATCTGCTCTCGCTGGATCACGCGCAGGTTCTGCGTCGGATGACCAGCCTGACGGAGGATCGCTTTGCGACCGTAAAGCTCCCACCCATTGTCGTAGGCCCAAGCGTCCTGGACATTGAGAGGGTCGGAAGAGCTAGCGCTATTCCAGAAACCATCATCCCAGAACAGGTCCTGATCCGCGGTGCCTTTTTCAATACCGAGATAGATGCGTATCTCAGGCATCAGACGTATCCAGGCGTTATGCTCATCCACCGACAAACCGGGAGAGAAGAACATGCCCTGAGGAGGCGTCATCGCTTGCTTGATCTCATAACTCTCAGGCCCGACGAAGTCTCTGCCGGCGAAGTCGAGAGCAGCCCCTATCGCGCCAAGCGTACCACGCGTGCGCTTGAATTCATGCTGATAGTCGACCCACGCACGCTGCGTCTGCTCCGACCATCCCTCTTCCCACATATCGACGTCATACGACCACGCTAGGAATGGCAGATTGCGGTGGAAGGTATTCCAAGGGTCCCAGACATCAATGATTAGCTCGGCGTCGATATCGAGCAGAATACCTGCCTCGATCTCGGCCATTGCCTTTTCCATACCCTCGGCATTCTGGTCGAGTAGTTGACTGCCGAAGGTATCGATCTCGCGTCGAACAAGTTCAACTTCAAATTCATCCGACGACGATATCTCATCTCGGAAGCTGTCTTTACTGATGACAAGATCACGCGTCGCGTCGACAAGGTCAGCAGTCGCTGCAGTCTCTGTCAGGCTTCGAGGATCGAACTGTCCCTGGCCATGAGAAACGCCAGCCGTCTCAGACATAGAGACATTGCGACTAATCCCTGGCTGCTGAGTTGCAGCGAGGTGCGAACCCTCAAAGACTTGTACGTTAAAGATCGTCATTCGCTACGACCCATGTAGCTTACGTCGATCTTGATGACACGTACGCATTCACGCGGCGTCACAAACACATCTGCAGCCGGCGACAGTATCTCGGCGTGATGCACGCCTTCCTGCTTCAGTGCTGCATAAATCGCCATGCGCGTGTGGTCGAAGCCGAGCCAGCGCTGGTTCTCTACAACTTGTTCGAGCGCAGTCATAATCGATCGTATCAATGTCACCTTATCAGGCGGCGGGAAGAACCAAACCTTGATGACATATTCAACGTCGATCACTTTCGGAGATTGCACCACAAGCACATCGGTCGCTGCCTTGCGATACGCGTCGAGCATGTATGCGCGGATGGCGAGGAGGCGTTGCTGATCTGGCCGCGGCTCTGTCGTATAGGTGCGCGTACTGTCAGCTAATTCTGTTCTGACCGGCGGATCATCCGCCATGCATGTCACGTAGACTTCGGAGCGATCACCCTCGCGCGCCATCTCTGTGGCGTCTCGTAGGCCGGTGTCGGACGTAAGCGCCCAAAACATGTATGCGCCTGAGGGCCCGTGCGGCGAGGTCGCATTGAGCGATAACTGCGTACGCCTTCGATACTGGTTGTCGCTCTCGTAATCTTCCGGGAATTCAAGCGATGTCCCGCGAGGCGCTACTACAACAGGAAGACGAGGACCAACAGGATAACGAGCAGCAATTGCGTCTAGGTCAGTACCAATAGCAAACGGAAGAGTTACCGCGCGTGCTGCTTGGTTGACGCGGTCTCGTAGTATTTCTTCGAAGTATGTGTTGCATTCTTGGTTAATCCTGATCGGATCGAACTCAAGATTTTCAACATCGTAATTTGCTGCCTCGGGCTGATCTTTCTCAAGCCATATCTGCTTGAAGCGAAGCATACGAAGCTCAATCGTCTCCTCACTGTCGAGGTCTTCGAGCACGAACATGCGCCCGAGTTGGTTCAAGTCGATGACATTGAACCGAGACGAACCTGAGAGAATTACATCAGCCATTAGACCGACCCTGCCTGATCCCACATACCGCCGCCGCGTCCTATGAGACCGAGAGACCGACGGCGCTCAGGAGTATTGTCGCCCAGATGCGCGCGAGGCCGATAAACGCCGTCCATACGAGTTGTGAGAATTCCACGTCGAAACTCCTCCGGTGATGTCAGTGAACTTCCGTCTGCTCGCCTGAAGACGCGCACGCGCTGAATGCGATAGTTGGGTTCCCACAAATCAATTGCAGTGAGGATGGCCCAATAGAACCGCGTAATTGTTCTTTCAATTCCGCTGTCCCCAAGGATGTGCGGCATGAAAGACCCCACCCACCGTCGAAGAACTCGCGAGTGATACTTCGTGACGAAAATGCGATGTATTGATTGAAGAACATGATCCCACCCGATGAGAACTTTACCGTTCTTCGCATTCACGCCGACCCGAACAGGGCGCAAGATGATCCGACCATTCTTCAGGTCGGGCCAAATATCTTTGTTCGGGTCGTAGACCCGACGGAGGTTGACAGCTAAACCCTGGCTGTCTGCCATCGTCAGCCCTTCGAAGACGGAGGCCTGAACGTGTTGCTACGCTCAGACTTGTTCATGCCCTCGGATGAAGAGAACACGACCTGCGTGCTCATACGCCGAGCGTTGCGCCGTACTTCTTCCGTTATCGCTGCCTCAGTGACCATGCCTCCGTGCTTAATGACGTTGTCGATATGCGTCGCAGGGTCTTGAACGGCGTTGCGTCTAGTAGCGACCCTCACCTTTTTCCCAGGCATACCGAACGCGCCCATAGTCATGACCTGCTCTTCGCGCACGCGACCACGGGCACGATCCTCCTCCGTCATTGGGAGACGACCACCGGAGATTTGATTGACTTGTCTGCGTGCCTCGCCTTCGAGAGCTTCAAGACGTACCTTGCCGACCACGCCAGTGCGCATCCAGTAGCCTGCTTGCTCATCAGTAAGCATCAGGAAGCGAGCGCCGGTCTCATCGGTCTTGACTGGAAACCCTCCGAGATATCGTGCCACCGCCTGATCGTAGAGATAGAACCGACGCGTTTGCGCAGGCAGTCTTGCTTGTCTTCGTGCCATAACCGTATCCTCTCACGCTGTTTTAGTTCCGCCGCCACTCTGGCCGCCGCTCTTTTTCTTTTTGCCGCTGCCTTCGCTCTTATACATCTCGTGAGGATTTTTCTTCGTCTTGATTTCCCACGGCTTGTTGATGATCGGAGGCTCTTCAGAGAAAGCGATGATCTGTTTGTCTTTTTTCGAGATAGTCAGAAACTGTTTGTCCTGCATCATTCCAGGACCGTCCTTGTTAGCGAGGTATTGCGCCTTGCCTTCTTTGTGCTGGCCGCCAACACCCTTTTCCTTATTATGAAACTGACGCGACGTCCCCTTGTCTCCACCGTTGTATTCGTCCTGGCCACCTTGTTGACCGCCGCCCTGGCTCCCGCCCTGCTGCTTCTGATCTTCCTCATACCATTGGTCGTAGCTGTCGGCGCAACGGTTGTAGCGGTTGTCGCCCATCTGCCAGGGCTCTTCGCCTTTGCCGCTCTTGTTCGCGTGCGAGGGAGGCTTGTGCGATCCCTTCGCTTGCGGACCGT